GTAAACAAGTTTATCTAACTCCTTAGTTGTTATATTTCCTTCAGTAGGTACTGACGTAATTACTTTGATAAAAATTTCATCAGAGTTGACATTCAACCCTTTTGCAGCACGTTTAATCCTATTATAAATTTTTTGAGGGTTGAAAGACTCTCCTTCCCCCCCTCTTTTTTTGATTTTTAATGACATCATAAGTATTAAGATATTAAATTAAAAGTCAGAATCAAATGATATTGTCTCATTCAATTTCGCTTTTTGGTATTCCATTGTTCTTGACTCGAAAAAGTTACCTTTGGTCTCAACGGCAATTTGTTCCATAAACTTGAATGGTTGTTCTACGTTGAATTCTTTTTTACATCCAAACTTAACCAACAAACCATCAGTTACGAACTCAAGATATTGTTTCATCAAGTTAGAGTTCATACCAATTAGTGACACTGGCAGAGATTCAGTAATAAATTCTTTCTCGATCTCAAGTGCCGACAATAGAATTTCTTTAATTCTTTTTTCACTTGGTTTGTTTTCCAAGTGGTTGTTCACCAAGTGAATTGCAAAGTCACAGTGTAGGTTTTCATCTTTGAAAATTAGACTATTCGCATTACTTAGTCCTTGCATAATACCTCTTGACTTCAACCAAAAAATTGAACAGAATGACCCTGAGAAAAAGATACCTTCAACCGCAGCAAACGCAATAAGTCTCTCAGCAAAAGTTGAATTCTCAATCCAATCGAGTGCCCATTTCGCTTTCTTCTGTACTGCAGGTAGATTATCTAGTGCTGTAAAACACAATTGTTTTTCCTCTTCGTTTGAAATGTAGGTATCAATCAATAGTGAATACATCAAACTGTGAATATTCTCCATCATTAGTTGAAACCCGTAGAAAAACTTTGCTTCAGGATATTGTACTTCCTTCAAGAAATTTTCTGCAAGGTTTTCATTCACAATACCATCCGAGGATGCGAAGAATGATAAAATATTCTTTATAAAATATTGTTCATTTTCGGTAAGGTTATTCCAATCTCTAATGTCATTTGTTAAATCAACTTCTTCCGCGGTCCAAAATGCTGCTTGATGAGATTTATAGAATTCCCAAATGTCATCATGTTGAATTGGAAAAATGACAAATCGGTCGGGATTCTCTACTAAAATTTTTTCCATAATTAATTATTTGTTTTTTTATATTGTTTGTTTTTGTTGTTCATCTTTTTGTTTTCTCTTCTCCATCAACTCCTTAACTCTGTCTCGTTTCTTCTCTTCTTGTTGTTCTTCAAAACCTAAGAATGTAACCGAACTTTCCGTATCGATTTCCAATAGTTCGTTGTTGAATTTACAATTCTCAAACACAACTCCGTCTTTACCTAAACGAGATTTTGTTATCGCTATCGTAGCCAAATGTAATTCTTTTTGTTGAAGAGTTTTTGCCACCGTAATGATTACGTGTCCAACTTGAGCTTTCTTAATTGACCCACCCATTTGGTCTGTTGTTACAACCTCAGCCGAAATAGAACTTCTATTACCTTGAGTTGCAGTCCAACCAACCAAATCAAGTTCGTGACACATCGACTCAAACCCTCTCATTACCGAACCTTCCGCTTTCCATTCATCTCTTGATGTTGACTCAGGTAACACACAATCGATATAATCCATCAGAATCATATCAATTTTATTTCCATCAGCGATAATTTTTCTGACTTGGTTTTTGATTTGATTCATCGTCATACTATCCGATGCCAATTTTTTCAATACAAGTTTGTTCTTCATAGTTTCTTGTATCTCAGTAACCTTACTAATTACATCTTCTCTGTGTTTTGATAACTCGTCAGGTGGAATACCTGTCCAAATCGTGAAGTGTTTCCTCTGAACAATTTTGGGATTGTCCTCAAAGAACACCTGAAGGACATTGTATCCCAAGTTAAACGCTGTATTCGCAATCTTGGTTAAGATAGTAGTCTTACCAACACCTGTTGGTGCAAGGATTACACCTATCTCCCCTTTAGCTAAACCACCTTTAAGTAGTTTATCAATACCTGGTATACCCATAGGTATCGGATGTCTGTAGTCCTCATCTAACACCGTCTCCAAACCTGAGAAAATATCCGTTTGACCTTTCTCAATTTCACCGACTTGTAGTGCCTCTCTAACCAACCCCTCCACTTTATCATAAGACTCAAAATCTCCTTGTGTAATGATTTTTTGAGCCTTGTCCATCGCCTTCTGAAGTTCTTGTTGTTTACAGAACTTCAATGCTTTTTCTTGGACAAACTGTGTTCCTTCGAATGGTGCTTCCTTAACTTGTTTTAGTGTATCCAAAACAATTTTAGCAACCAATTCTTGAGAAACTTCAGACTTGATAATTTGTTCGAGAGTTTCGAAGTTGGGAGTTGATTCATACTTCACATAGTATTCCTTAATCATCTGTAATATGATTTTGAAATACTTGTTATCGAAGTAATTTGACTCGATGACATCAAGAATAGATGATGAAAAATCTTTATCTACCACTATCTGATTCAATAACTGAATCTGGAAAGTGTTCCCTAAGTAATCGAAATTTTTGTTCATATATTGTATTGCTCCCCTGTGTATTATTAAATACTCACTTACTCAAATCAAAATCCAAATATTGATAAGATAATCTTTGTTCTGAAAAAATGTCAGTTAATTCTCTGAGAATGTCTTTCAAAAATGGTCGTACGTCAACGGTATAACGAACTTTGGGTGGAAAATATTTTCCATCAAAAATTCTATGACAAATTGTCGTATCTCCATTCTTAACAAGAATGTTGAATATCTCTGGTCCATCAGTATAAGAGGTATCCATAACTGAAGGGTCATGCATAATGGATTCACTATTATCCGTCATGTAAATAACAGTTTTCATTTTCAAGTGATATTGTAGATCTTCTTTAATGTTATTAATTAAGTCGTAGAATTCAACTGAGTTTTTTGCTGTCGGATTATAACCTCTAACATTGAAATACCTTTGAACAACAATATTGTCGTTAAGGGTTAGAAGAAATTCCATTTTGGTACTGTCTTGCTCTTTCATAAAGTTTTTAATTTTTGTTTGTGTTTCTTTTTTCTTTTCGTGTAAGTTTCATAAATGGTTTGAGGAAATTTACCCAAGCCTCATCGTTCTTGGGTAGGTACTTGAAGAGTCCGTCCTCCATCATCATTCTCATCAAGTTTTTGTATCCACGGTCTGTGGGGTCTATTGTGTCTGTATGAATTTGTTCTACTAATTCTTTTCCTTCTTCAGTAATCAAAGGATTATGTAAATCAACAATTTTTTTGTTTATTTCAAAGAAGTCTTGACCAAATGTACCGCTTTTAGTTTTACCAATCAAAATGTTCTCTAACGCCTTTGGTTTTTTCTTTTGCTCGATATTTCGTGCCTTATCCAAGATTTCTTCGATAGTACATGACTTCTCCAACAATTCGGGAAACAATTTAACCAAAGTCTTTTCTCCCAACATTTCTATACCATCTATATTGTCGGACTTATCCCCCGTTAGAATCTTAGTTAATAAGACGTTTTGGTGGGGTATGTTGACCTTATTGATAGTAATCATGTCTCCATACCCATAGTATTGTTTAGAGGTCGGAGAATAGATGGTTACCTGTTCTGATATAAGTTGAGTTAAATCTTTGTCTGCAGAAAAAATTATGATTTCTTCATCGACAGACAATTTGGTATAATACGCAATAAGGTCATCCGCCTCGTTGTTAGTCATTTCAACCTGACGCACGAATATCTCCTCAAGGTATTGTTTGACCCGAGACTTCTGTTGAAGATATGATTCGTACTTAAACTCATTCATATCTTGACGACGATTCGCTTTGTATTGAGGATATATAGATTTCCTTACGGAAGAGTTAGAGTCACCATCCCAAAATACCACAACCTTATCGTGATTGTGTTCTTCTAAAAATTTTCTCAAGATGTTTATAAAATGGTAGATTCCACCTAAGTGGTCTCCACCATTATACAACTCCTTTACTCCATGAAATCCTATCTTGAACAGATTGTCTCCGTCCACTAATAACGTTTTAATCACAATTCGTGATTTAAGTGTGAAATAATAAACTAGTCTTCTTTTTCTTCTTTCAGAGTAAAATCACCATCAGTTCCGATAATATCTTTCCAATAGTCAGCATACTCTTTTTTGTATTTCTCCAACGAGACTTTCTCTTCAGCCGCCTCTTTACCTCCAATGAATCCGTGTGGAGTAACAATAATTTTTCCGTCATCATAACCCAATCCGTTGATGTGGTTTTTCATAACAGAAACTTTTGTCCTTGACGCAAACTTAATCGTTCTTTTATCTTTGGTCGCAGTAATCTTAGTTGTTCCTGCACCCTTTTGGTTTCCAAATAGAAATACCAAAGATGAGTTCAACCAAATCGCCTCACCACCCTTAGCCTTAATTTTAGGTTGACCAAATGGATTATCTGGAAGTTCAACCCAAGGTTGATTAACAATAACCAAAGTGTTTTCATATTTTGAGTCAGATTTACGAGACCCTGAAATACGTTGGTTAATACCCATTCCAATTTTATCCGCCAAAGTAGATGCATTGTGTTGCTTTCCACCTTTTCCTTCATAAGTCATCTTACAAGGAACTGAACCAACTGAATCCCATAGGAACAACAAACTATAATCCAACTCACCTTTTTCTTGAGCATCCAATAAACTATTGATGTAGTCAGTAATTTGTTCAATGTAACTAAAGTTATTATTGAATATGTAAAATCCATCCCAATCTAATTCTCCCGTTTCTTCATCAACAATTTCTTCACATTGGAATCCCATCAATTTAGCATGGTCGAAACTCCATTTCTGTTCCGTAATAATGAACACAGGAAGAATACCTTTCTTCTGAGCATCAACCGCAGCCTTTACCAAAGCAGTAGTCTTACCAGTATCGGAGTGACCCAAGAACATGTTA